TTTATATATCTAGTAATTAAATAAATATAGATAGATAAATTGCTTGAGACATATACACACAAAGAAGCTATCATACAAGATATGGCGTGCAAGTATAATATATTTCATTTTGGGTTTTCCATCAAAGTGAAAGGGTTATTCTTCCCCGCGTTTAAGGTGTAATAAACGCCATTATTTGAGGATTTTTGGTTTACATAATTGCATATAAAGTGCTTTTGCACATTTTTTCGATTATTTATAAATTAAATAGGGGCATAATAAACAAAAATAATTATACAAAATGAGTGTTTTGTATAATCATTGAATTTGTTTGCTTCATTTTAACGGTGCCAAAAAAAAGGGGGGGAGAAATTCTAGGCGGGTATATCAAACTGGATGGTGTAGATATATCCCTGAGACAGATTTTTAACTCTCAAAACAGTATACACATTAGCCCTGCTTTGTGTCGAATTTCTTAGTAGGTAGTTGTTGGAGCGGATTTAATGGTCGAAGAAGAAAGAGGAGGGGGGCAATTCTAAGGGGGTATCCCCTTTTTCCGCCTTTTCTATAAAAAAATAATATCTTGCCATTTTGGATTTTTGAGCTTGGAATACCTTGTGTATCAAGGGTTTCGAGCTCTTTTTTCATTTTACGAAGTTTTTCAAATTTCGCTACGATAGAGATAACAAAGAATCGGAAAGGGGCTTTTGGCGTGACAAAGAAAAACAAGGTCGTTGCAGGGGCGCGATACGCCACGCCGGAGGAACTCGACGCGAAAATTCGGGCATATTTTGACGACGCGAGCAAGAGGGAGATACGGTGCTGGGACAGAGGGAAGATGAAGCAGATGCGGTGCCCGGTTTCGGTCAGCGGGATGCTTAACGACCTTCAGCTTAGCGACTCAGCATGGAAACGGTATCTGGACGGAACGATGGACGGATTGGAAAAGGGAGAATGCCCTGAGAACGAGATTGGAACGTTTCGTTTTGTGGCGGCCAAGGCGATGCGAAAGATAAAGGCAGACATCATCGAAAAGACAAGCACGGGTGAAATCTCACCCAACGTAGGAGCCATGCTTTTGAAAGCAGATTTTGGATATGGCGTGGAGTCTGAAGAAAAGCCAACCACCATCAACATTGTGATTCCGAAGGAACTTGAGCGGGAATGCAAATAGTGGCCATAACGGCATAACGATGCCGTTTCTGCGCCTGATTGAAACGAGAAACGTCTGGAAGGGCTTGATGATATGGCGATCATGACGCGCTTGATTTACGAAACGGACGGAAAACGTCTGTCCCCGGTCACGACTGATGAAGAATACGCATACAACGATCTTTACGACGGAGAATCTGGGACGCTTAATATCAGCGTGCAGTTAACGGATGGCTGGGAAAGCTACGGATGTGTGATTGAATGCCAGAACATCAACACCGGGATCAAAGATATGGGAGGAACAAGAGAAGGAAACCGGGTGCACTATTCGGTCAGCCCTGCTCTTCTGACCAACGGGAAGCTTGCGTTTCATCTGCGTGGCACCAACGGCGGCGTAACTCTGAAAACAGACGACGTGTTCCTTGACGTTTACCGTTCCTTTGATGTTGCAAGCGGATTGGAGCCGATAACCCCGACACAGTATGACCAGCTGAGCGGGCAGATCGGTGCTTTAGAGGGTCAGTTTGGAGACCTGCTAGAGGAAATCGAAGAAGGCGTGTTCGATGGATATAGCGCCGACTGGAACTCACACAGCGTGACGATCTCGACCGACAGCAATGGTTTGATTGCGAGCGAGTTCAGCACCGAAATAGTATTGACTCTAAAAAAGGGCAACCAGTTTATCGACAATGTGACAACTAGCAGCGGCACAGCGCAGCATCCGGGATACACAAAGCCGCAGGTAACTGTTCTGGAAGCAGAAAACACTCAAACCGCAAAGTGGAAAATTTATTATCCGTCCGGATCGAAGATATACCCGCAGGACGCGATTTTGTTGACCGCAACCACAACAGAGGATGGATACAGCGCGTCGATGAATTTTTCTATATCCATTTCTCAACAAGGAGTACAGGGAGTACAGGGGCCAAAAGGCGATAAAGGCGATACCGGCCCCCAAGGCCCGCAAGGGATTCAAGGCCCGCAAGGGGAAAAGGGAGACACCGGAGCGCAAGGAGAGAAGGGGGAGAAAGGAGACCGGGGCGAGCAGGGCCCGCAGGGAGAAAAGGGCGAGCAGGGCGAAGCGGGGCACACGCCCGAGCGAGGGGTGGACTACTGGACGGAGAGCGACGTCGAGGCGATGGAGGAAGATATCATCGCGGTCGTAGGCCAGGACATGAGCGGGATCCTCGGACTGGACGCCGACTTTGAAGCCAATACCTTCACCCGCATCGGAGAGGCCGAAGGAAAGACGGCGGGCGCCGACTTTGACGTCTACGCCATGTACGGAGGCCGGCGGCGGTGCAATGTGACCGACGGCGGCGTGATTGTAGCGATGCACGGGGAAGACGCGTACACTGAAACAGGGGCTTTGACGGCCGACGTGACGGTGGACGGGGTCAGTTACCCGGCGGGGACGGCGGTACAGGTGATGGTATACCAGCCAAAGTTCTACTACCGTGTGCAGGCGATGAGACGCGAGCCGATCGAGGGGGGCGAGGGCTACCACCTGAGACGGGCGCGGTACATGGTCAGCGACGTTGAGCGGGAAGGGTTCCGCCTGCACCCGGCCTTTGTCCGGGACGGACTGCCGAGGGACTATATCCTGCTGTCGGCCTACGAGGGATGCTTGTGGGACGCGGACGGCGGGGAGGACGGTGCTGGTGCGTACATCCTCGACGACGCGGGGGTGATGAACGTGGAGACGGATAAATTATCCTCTATTGCGGGAGCAAAGCCCATCTCGGGAAGATCGCAACATCTCGACCAACCAAACGGCCGCATCCTCGCCCACAACCGGGGAAGCGGTTGGGAAATGCAGACTATCGGGGCGCTGGCCTGTTCTCAGCTGCTGATGGTGATTGAATACGCCTCCTTCAATATGCAGGAGGCGATTGGCAGGGGCAACGCCTATGTCGCTGGTGTCATCCCATCTGTGACCGGAGGCACGTCGTCTTTGGGGGATGAAACGGGGATGGGCGACGGGGACAACGGCAAGACCTCGGTGAGCTATCGCGGGGAGGAAAACCTGTGGGGGAATATCTTTACCTTTGTGGAAGGGATCAATATTTACGCACAGGCGGGAACTTCCTATACGCTGTACACGGCGGATCATAATTTTTCGAATACGACAGGCGACGGGGCGTATACGGCCGTTGGATTCCAGCCGGCGACGGTCTCCGGGTTTATCACGGCGTTTGGGTACTCAGAGCAATGCGACTGGCTGTTTATTGCCAGCGAGACGCACGCAGATTATTCTACTTATTCCGGCGAGATTGAAGATTATTTCTTTTCCAATCCACAGAATACCGGATGGAAACGGATCACAGTAGGAGGGTCCCAGGCGAACTACTACCAGTGCGGCCCGTTTTATTTCTTTGCCCGCCCGATCGAAGAGTTTGGCCTCGAAACGGGCGCACGGCTGTGCTACATCCCGCCCGCAGCCAGCGGTGAGGATACGGGGTGGATCCAGCCGGTCGCTTCCATGGGGCGGTATTACCGCAAGGTTGGGAAGCGGGTCAGTGTACGGCTGGCAACGAGTTCGGGGATCTATCTGATGGACAGCACGCCGGGCTTCTACGGCGTCTTAACCCTGCCGGAGGGATATCGGCCGGGCATCGACCTGTACTTTGTGGGAGAATCGGTTCACAACGAGGAAATCCCGGTGGTCTTCCAGGTTATCGCATCCACCGGGGAGGTCAAGGTCAAAAAGGCCCCCTGGAGCACCCAGGCGATTGCCACGACCCATGCCGTCCAGGAATGCGAATTCTCCTTCCTGGTCGACTGAGCAGAGGCAAACCATTATTCAGAAAGGATGAGGACAATGCCAAAAATTTATCTAAGCCCGGCGGTGCATGAGCATGACCGGCAATGCGTCTTTGACGCGAAATGCAGTGAGAACACCCATGCCAACCTTTACCTGGACGAGCTGGTTGCCTACCTAAACGCCTGCGGCATCGAATACAAAAGGCACGATGCCGCCGACCGGGGAGACGCGGGGGTAAGCCGGGCAGTGAAGGAGTCCAACGCCTACGGCGCCGATCTGCACTATGTGGTGCACACAAACGCCTTTGACGGCACGGTACGGGGATCCCGCCCACAGGTATACAAAACCAGCGCTAAAGGGCGGCAGTATGCCGAAACGATCTTAAAATACCGCCGGATGATTTACCCTTATCCCTGCACCATTTTCACGGCAAACCTTCAGGAGCTTCGCGAGACTAAGGCCCCGGCTGTCTATGAGGAACTGGTATTTCACGATAACCCGGAGGATTGCGCCTGGCTGCACCAGAACATGCGCAAGATGGCCGAATACACCTGCAGGGCTTTTTGCGAGATTTTCGGCGTGGCCTTTACCGACCCCTACCAGGGCGACGTCAACGGGGACGGTCAGGTCAATGCGGCCGACGCACTGCTTGCCTTGCAGGATTCGGTGAAGCTTACCGAGCTGAGCGGTGAACAAAAAGATAAAGCCGATATGAACAACGATGGGAGGGTGGACGCAGCCGACGCCCTCGAGATACTGCAAAAGAGCGTGGGGAGGTAGGTCGGATGGCAAACTGCATTCAAGACCCCCAACGCGATTGCCTGGGACTGCAAAAGGCGGAGATGCTCGAAAAGCAACTGGACGAGTATCGCAGGCAGGCGCGGCAGACCCACGGAGAGTTGTACAACAAGATCAACCACCTAGAACAGACGGCGGCCAAGACCGACGTGCAGTACGGCCAGATCATGGAGACGCTGGGAAGCGTGAAGACCGACATCAGCGAGCTAAAGTCCAAACCAGCCCGGCGGTGGGAAGCGGTGGTGGACAAGGTACTGCTGGGGCTGATCGGTGCGGTCGTGCTCTATATTGCGACTAAGATCGGGTTTTGATTTTCGCGTGCGGTCAAACGGCGGTACGATCAATCTGTATGGCAACGGATCGAAAATACAGGTTAGCAGATGAAAAAATTACGTCCAGTTCCCGGCAGCGTTTCAATCCGGGGCTTGATGAATGGGGAGGAACCAACCAATGGAAATCTTAAACTACATCATGGATAACGCGCTGATCCTGATACCAGTACTTCTGGTGCTTGGAAAGATTGTAAAAGGAATCGAAAAAATATCCGACAAATGGATTCCACTGATTCTGCTCCCAATTGGCATTGCCGGTTCTCTGGCGCTGGGAGGCATTAGCGCTGACAGTGTTATCCAAGGCGTTTTAGTTACCGGCGCCGCCGTATATAGCAATCAGGTTGTCAAACAACTCAATCGGTAACAAAGACGATGACGAAATGGGGAATGAAATCATCCGCTTCCTCGGTTGATCTGAAGAATCTCCCTTTCCTGCGCACACAGCCTACCCCGAAGCAACGCCTTTTCATGGAAGCAACCGAGCGATTTGTCGGGTATGGTGGAGCTCGCGGTGGAGGGAAGAGCTGGGCGGTACGGCGCAAGGCTATTTTGCTCGCCTGTTTTTACGGTGAAACACCCGAACGTGAAGCCATTACCATTCTCATCATCCGACGCACTTTGCAAGAACTGTACGAAAACCATATTCGTAAGCTCATCCATGATACGAAGGGTTTGGCAGAATACCGGGACAAGCACCGAACACTGGAATTTAAAAACGGGTCACGCATCGTATTTGGGTACATGGAAAACGAAAAGGACGCCGACCAGTACCAGGGAAATGAATACGACGTCATCTTCATTGACGAGGCAACCCAAATTTCAGAGTACATGTTCAACATCCTTAAAGCATGCGTGCGCGGTACAAAGGCGGGGGTGCCAAAACGGATTTATTGCACCTGCAACCCCGGAGGAAAAGGCCACGCATATGTCAAAAGGCTGTTTATCGATCGTAATTTTACCGATAAAGAGAACCCGGACGACTACGCTTTTATTCAGGCCAAAGTAGAGGACAATGAATACATTTTGGCCAACGACCCGGAATACCTGAACATGCTGGACTCTTTGCCTGACGGGCTTAGGGAAGCGTGGAGGGACGGACGGTGGGATTTGTTTGTTGGACAGTTTTTCACCGAATACGACGCAAGCATTCACGAGTGCGACCCATTCCCTATCCCCGATCATTGGACGCGATATCACGTGATCGACTATGGATTGGATATGCTCGCCTCCATTTGGGCGGCTGCCGACGAAAAGGGAAATTTATTTCTTTACCGTGGCATAGCAGAACCCGGAAAGATTATTCCCGAAGCCTGCGCCCTAATGCGGGAGGCTGAAAAAACCGACCGCACATCCAGCGGGCAACCGGTGCAATATATCCGTTACGCCCCTCCCGATCTGTGGGGCAGAGAAAAAGCCACAGGGCAGAGACAGATTGACATGTTTGCCGCAAATGGGTTTGTATTTCAAAAATCGGATAACGACCGTAAAGCAGGATGGCTTGCGGTAAAGGAACTAATGTCGGTAGAACACAAAGATGGTCAAAAGCACACAAGGTTACATATTTTCCGCGGATGTGCGAGCAATCTTTGCTACTGCATGCCTCTCATCCAGCATGATCCCAAAAAGCCCGGCGACACCATGACGGAGCCGCATGAGCTTACGCACTCCCCCGACGCGCTGCGATATTTATGCATTATGCGAAAAAAGCTGGCGAAAGCCCCGCATAAACCAATGGAAAAGGATGCCAGATATCAACAGATATTGCAGCCATCAAAGAAAAAACTAGCAAAACGAAAGGTGGCCAATGTGTGGAAGGGTATGGTATAGCTTTGGTTTTATGGTTGCTTCTGGTGGTTAACACCGTGAGTCTCGTTGTATTGCTCGGGATATCCTTGGATAAAAGCATATTTCAAAAGAAACCCAAAGTGCTGACCGAAAGGCCGTCCAGAAAAGAACGCAAGGAAAACGACCTGAGACGTAAAAGCGCAAAGCAATGCGCGATCACACGAAGCGAAATTCTGCAATATGGACTATATGGAGTGAAACCGAATGGCAAGACGCAAAAGACAAAGTGATGAATCGGTCTCTCTGACAGCGGCAGAGGTGTGGAAAGAATACGAATCTTGCCGGGATTATCTGAAAAAAGCCTTGTGGGGGGACAAGTCCCTATATGACCGCGTGAACGAAAACAACCTCTACTATGAGGGGCGTCAATGGGAAGACTTTACTTCTACCGAAAGCGGCGTGGAACTCCCTGTGTTCAATATATGCAAACAGATCGGATCGGCCCACGTCGCTATTGTTGCCAGTAATGTGCTGACGGCAAGCTACAGCTGGGAAGATGTCCCGTCCGTTCAGGAAGAAAGAGCGATGCGGCCGGATACGGCGGACACATCAGAAGAACCAAACACGGCCGGCGATCTTGCAAGATATCTCACACAAACATATGGCGATATCAATCGTCCACAAAGCGGTGGAATTAACCGCGATATGGAGAGCGGCGCGCCGACTAATGAAGAAATGCGGGCGGTTGCCCTGATGCTTTCCAAGTATTTCAGAACCTTTTCTAATCGCTGCAACCTCAACTATAAAGTCAAGCAGTGCGTTACCGAAGCATTCAAAAACGGATCGGGACTGCTTTATTTCTACTGGAACAACAACATACGAAACATGGGCGCGGTGGGAGATATTTGCGTTGAACCTGTGGAGATCATCAACCTTTTATGCGGAGACCCGACGATTTGCAGCATGCAGGATCAACCTTTTTTGATTCTGGAAAGTCGAAAAAGTCTTCGAGAAGTACGCAGCATGGCCGAAAAGGAATCAAACAAAGAGGCTGTTTCTCTGATCAAGGCCGATGAAGTTGATTCCTCCTATGGTGATAACCACGAAATTGACCGTTCGAGAGACGACCAGAACGCCAAGTGCACCCTGCTGACGCGTTTTTGGAAAGAGACAGAGAACGGAAAGACCAAGGTTTACATGATGAAATGCACCAAGGACGCTGTCATTAAAGAAAAAACCGATACCAAGCTTACAGTATATCCGCTCGCTTATATGCCATACGAGCAAAAGCGAGGAACCATTTATGCGCACACACCTCTCACCGAAATTATCCCAAACCAGAGAGTTGCCAATCTGCTCAGATACAATCAGCTCGTTGCCGACAGCTATACCGCCCAGCCCACCCTGCTGTATGACGAGAGCCGGATTCCCGACGGCGTTACCAACGAAATCGGAGGACAAATTCCGGTTCAAGGACAGATCAACGATGTAGCGCGGTATCTACAGGGACAGGGCATGGCGGCAAGCAGCGAAAATCTGGCACAGCTCTTTATGAACGATACGCTGGATATCAGCAATGTCAATGCGGCGGTTCGAGGCGATCTGAACCCGGACAACACATCGGCTATTATCGCGCTGCGCGACGCGGCCAAGATGCCGATGCAGCTGACATCGGCCAACCTGTACATGATGTTTGAGGATATTGCCCGTATTGTAAGCGATTTTATTCTCGGATTTTATGGCAAGCGGAAGCTTCGTATTGAAGAAAAAGGAGAAAGCTACATCGTTCCGTTTGATGCGGAGCGATACCGCGACTACATTCTATCCGTCCGCGTCGATGTGGGAGAAAGCACCCTGTGGAGCGAGACGGCGACGATTCGCACCCTTGATAACCTGCTGATCAACGGACAGATTACAGCCAGACAATACCTCGAGCGCATCCCGGACGGATACGTTCCTATGAAGCAGGAACTCATCAACGAAATTCGATCTCAAGAGCAAGCTGCCATGCAACAGGCACAGCAACAAATGGCAGTGTCATCTGCAGCCCCCTCCTCCCCTTCCCCCGATGCAGCAACAACTCCGCAGATTGACTGGTCCAGCGTGTTAAACGGTCTGAGCGATGAGGAGCTTACCGCATTGCAGGGGGATCCAACGGCGGCAAGGGAACTGGCAGACATTGCTCTATCAAGAAGATAATTCATACGTTTTGACAGCGGCAAACACTACAGGAAATCACGGCGTCACCATCGCCGTATTTCGCTCCTCACCATGGAGCATATAAAAAACGCTCTCACCATGAGCGTAGGAAAGGAACGGACAACATGAGCGAAGAAACAACCGGCGCGGCTATGAATACCGAAGCGGAGCAGAATACCGCAACAGAAGAAAGCAAAGCGATCCAAGAGCAAAACTCTGGTAAAAAAGCGGAGAAGGGCGAGGGCCAAACGATAACAATCGCTTACAACCACGAGCAAATCCCTCTGACCTATGAGGAGGCGGCGCGGCTGGCTCAAATCGGGAAACGGTTTGAGGGCAAGGAGGCGCTGCTTCAAAACGCGGAATCGGAGTTCAAGCGTTCTGGAGCTGCAACCATGGAGGAATTCATCCGCAAACGCCAGGAAGACCTAAACAAGCAACAGGTGGACGCACTGGTTGCCGACAAGGGCCTGAGCGAAGAAGATGCGCGGGAGTTGATTCGGCTCAGGCAACTCGAGCAGCAAATTCAGGAAAATCAGCAGAGGGAGACCGAACGAAACAAAACGGTCGAGGAGCTGCGCGCATTGAAAGCAAAATATCCTGAAGTCGATCTCAACAAGCTGCCTCGCGAGGTTGCCGCCTATGCTGTACAAAACCATGTGCCGGTTCTCGTGGCCTATGAAAACATCGTACTGCTCGAGCAATACCGAAAGGAACTGGACAGTGCGAAGCAGGCCATGGAAAACGAAGCGGCATCGGCCGGAAGCATGCACTCTAGTTTTCCGGCGAACGGCGGAGACTCCTTTGACGTTCTTTGGGCGAAGGGAGCGCGCCGATAATGCAAAGTTATTTAGAAAGGGGAAAAATCAATGCCTGCATCTCAACTCAACAGAATCGATACTGCAACGAGAATCAGCGAGAAGCTCGATCAGCGCATTATGGCAAAATCAGTAACCGCCTGGATGACCCAGGGAGCCAGCGACTTTGAATTCAAAGGCAACGGCACGTTTCGCATTCCCTTGGCACGACTCAGCGGCCTGGGAGACTACCGCAAAGACCTCGGTTATCCGATGGGTTCGGTCACGATGGAATACAAGGATTATACCTGTGAATATGATCGTGGCCGGTCGTTCCTACTCGACGCAATGGACGTGGACGAAAGCAATTTTGTTGTCAGCGCGGCCAGCGTGATGACCCAGTTTACCGACGAATATGTGGTGCCGGAGGTAGACGCTACCCGATTTGCCCGTCTTGCGGCAATCGCGACCGCGCAAAGCCACGCCGAGGCTGGGTACACCCCTTCCGCTGATACGATTTACTCCAAGCTTCTGGCAGCCATGTATGATGTGCGCGACGCAGGGTATGACGAAGTGGTAGCTCACGTATCCTCGGCGACGCTTCAGGCTCTGGCGGTAAGCACGGAATTCAATCACAACCTGCGGCACGACGATTTTGAGGCTGGGCGTATCTACAGCAAAGTGGCCTACATCGACGATATGCCGCTTATCCTGACGCCGCAGGCGCGTTTTTACAGTGCGATCGATCTGTTGGACGCGGTAACCTCCGGCGAGGAAAACGGAGGATATCAGAAAGCGTCCAGCGGGAAAGACATCAATTTCATGGTGATCGGAAAAACCGTTCCGGCCGCTATTGAAAAGCATGAAGTCAAAACGATTTTAGGGCCGGGAGAACATACGCTGGGCGACTGCTGGTTCCTGGGAACCCGCGTGTACCACGATCTGCTTGTAAAGAACATGCAGCGCGACGGTGTGTATATGAACACCAAATAACAAAAGGGGGTACTGATTTATGGCACAGTTAGTCAATCGTGAGCCTGTCAACGACGGCACTGTTGGACTGAAGTTCACTAACAACATCGACAACAATTACAAAGGCTCGGGTGAGCCGATGGCAACCGCTTACAACGAAACCGATCCTGACCCGATCACCGAATAGGACGTAGACAACCACAGCAAACGCAGGGGGCGGCGACCATTTCCGCCCCCTACCGTTTATCAGAAAGGATGATCCAGATGCGGAGAGTAGGAGTCATAATTCCAGAAGATGAGTCTGCTGATCAGGATATTTTAAATCAGGAAGCAGAAGCCGGGACAAACAACTGGGACGGCGTAACGATACAGGCTATGCGGCGCGCGCTTCGCATGCGCGGAGTGACCGACGTAAACCGTTTGACCAGAGAGGAATGTATTCGAGCGCTGGAAGATCAGGGAGGATCCCGCGATGAAAGCACGAAGAATATTTGATGAGGCCATGATGCTGTACGGCATCGTAAATCAGAGGGGCACAACCGATCAAAGCAGAGCCGAGCTGTATGAAAACCGCGCATTGACCGCCATGTCGGTAATGCAGAGGGAAATCTATCTCATGGAACAGGGAAACAGCGACCGCATTTACCCTAATGATATACATACCATGGATGACGAGCTGGTCATATCAGACGATAGCGCGCTTCGGGTTATGCTGTACGGCCTTGTGATGTACTTTGCCGAGTTCGATCGAGACGCTTTCCTTTACAACACTTATTCGGTGGAATATTCCAACCGTCTGCAAACGGTTAAGCGGCCAAGAAGGCGAATAGAAAAGGTGCGCTAAAAGGGAGAAACGCCTATGAAAAAGAAACCGACGATGTATGCCCGCAGCTCGTACACTTTACAGTTTGGAGACGGATCGCGCGGCATGTGCGCTATCAGCGAAATTAACATGGACGACGGGCAGTTGAGAGATTGTCTCAATCTCTGGTATCGCGGAAAGGAGTTGCGTAGCCGCCCGGGAATACGATATACCGGATCAATTTTGCCAAACGCGCAATTAAACGATATGCCGGTAGCCGTGTCGGAGTTCTGCCTTTTAAGCGAAGTAATGCGCAAGGATACCGGGGAAATGGAAGAGCAGGATTTTGGATATTACATCCTATATCTTGATGAATACGGAAAATATTTTTCCGTGCAAGCCTATTGTTCCCGAGGGACGCATGCCGGGCAAATGCTGGGATCGCTTGGAGCTTCTTCTGTAGTAACGCACAAAGATGGTGCTTTTGCGATTGGCAACCGCCGAGGGCTTTCCTTTTCCTATACCGGAAGCGACGGGATAGAGCGTACGAAAACCTGCGACGATGTGACGGTGTTTTATGGAACCCGAGTGCAGACGCTTTGCGAGTCCAGCGCCCCGGTGAATCCCGGTGCGGTATCTTTTAGTGACGTAAAAGCCTATGTGCCTCTGGTATATAAAGGCAAGGCCCCCAACGGGGATAATGCACAACTTACGGAAGAATACAATATGCTGAGCAGACGATGGAAAGAACAGTTTACCACGGCAAGCGAAAACGACTATATATACAGAATGTCCAGGGGAAATCTCAACTGCTATGCCAAGCACACTGTCACTTACTCTTATGATGACGACGGGGTCAAGGAGGTTGTGTTCACCATCGAACCCAGTTTGCATGAAACAAGTTACAAGGACTCCGATACCGTGACCCTGTCTGGAGGGCCATGGGAAACAGAACATCAGGTTTTCATTCGGGTGCATTACAAGTCGGGTGCTTTCGTCGTATACGAGCGTGTCGAATCATCCGGCACGGACGCCTATCAGGCGTTCTTTTTGACCCGTACAAACGACATCCCCAACAATTTGTTAATTGAGACCGAAGGATCTGAACCCGTATCGGACACATACTGTCTGATATCCGATTGCGTGGCCTGCTCGTGGTTTGGCGGCAATACCCATTCTCTGAACGGCGGAGGACATCTGTTTGTAGCAGGAACACGAGAACATCCCGATTTGGTATATTACTCCTCCCCTTCCTATCCGTCGAGCTATTTCCCTGAAAACTATAACATAGCGGTGGGAGACCCCGGAGACCCGATTGTCGCCATGGCTCGGCAATACAACGCCCTGATTGTGTTTAAACGCAACAGTACGTACGCTATTACCTACGACGGATATGATGAAGAACTTGACCTTTCTGGCAAAAGCACTCAATCTCCACCAAAATACACCTGCACCTGCATCAACGATCAGATAGGATGCTGGAGCAAGGGAAGCGTCCGGCTGATTGATAATTATCTTGTGTGGCTCGGTACAGGAAACAAAATCTATATGCTTCGCTCTTTTTCGCAGTACAGTACAAGAAGCATTCGGGAAATCTCCCTGAACATCGAGTCGGTTATGGATGGAATTCCTGCCCCTATTCCAGACGTCATGGAGGACTCGACTGAACCACGCATCATGACGGCTTCGTTTGATTGGAACGGCTATTACATACTGGTCAGCGGAGACAGGGCGTGGGCGTGGAATTACCGGGCGACGCCATATACCGACAGCTCCAACACGGAGAAGGTGCAGCGCGCCCTTTCGTGGTATCGCTTCACGTTACCGGAAACTTTTCTTCTGGGGGCTTGCGAACAGGGAGGGACTCCCGTCCTATTTACCGGAGATAAAGCTTATACTCTGGATGATGCCGCCCATACCGATCTGGTATATGAAGACGGGCAGACAGTAGAAACAGCGTACATTAAGCGTTACGCCAGCATCCGGTACGATCTGGAAGCGCCCTACACTCTCAAAGCGATGGGGGCAATCAACCTGTCTTTGTCCGGCGATTCAACAGCTGAGTGTACTATCACCGGTCAGTTTGACGACGACGATGCGGAAATAGCCCATATTTTCCCCGAAGGGCAGGACGGGACATTAGACAAGGTTTATCGGTTGTATTCGCACAGAAAAACCTTACGCAGGGTGGGAATCACGGTAGAAAGCGAATCTCCCGGAATTCTAGGATTTCCTGTATCACCTACTGCCGCGATCACATTATTGGGAGATATTCATTAGAAAGGATGACTGCCATGGCTGGATATCAAACATACCTCACCGACGAGGACAAGCTCAAAAAGCAGGAAATACAGCAAGGCTATGCAGACCTTGGAGCGCAGGCACAGCAAAGCATTGACCAATCCTACTCCCCGGTTATTGCCGGTCAGAAAAGCCAGCTTGCGGCATTGCCCGGAGAGTACGATAAACTACGCCACCAGAACGATTATGAGCTTGAAGTAGCTTCCAGGCGATTTAACGATATGATGGCCATGGAGGGACAGCAAAACTCAGGTCTAAACCGCACCGAACAGGCTGGTTTACTGGCTTCTCATTCGCAGACCTCGGGCGACATTGCCGCACAGCAAAAAGCCGCAGAACAGGAGATTCAAAACGCCATTACTCAATTATTGGCAGAACGGGAAAAGGCGAAATCCGACGCGGCATTGCAGTATCAGACTATGGGATTAGAGGCGGCGCAGGCCTTTGAAAACAATACCCTGGCCAATTACCGAGATGACTATTGGACCGAGCGAGGATATCAGCATGATATCGATATGTCAAATCTATCTCACCAGCAACAGCTCGAATACCTTGGCGTTCAACAGGAATATAACAAAGAAATGGCGGCCATCGATCAGGAATACGCTCTGGGCCGCATTAGCGCCGAGGAAGCGTCGACCTTGCGCGTTCAGGCGGACGCTGCCAGGCTTGAGAGAGAAAACGCGTTATTCTCAGCGCAGATTTCGCAGGCGCACGGAGGCACTGGTAGTGGCTCGGACATTGAATATGGAGGATATGCCGACCTCGGCAACACCGCTGGACTGAACATTGCCGCACAACTCGGTTATTATGACCCGTCATCCAAGACATTTATGTATGGGGAAGGCGCTGCGGGAGAACTGGGCAAGCTCCAGGTTGCGCAGCAAATTTTTAATTCATTCTACTATGCAACTCCCAAGTTGTACGGAGATACGTGGGTGCCCGACTATCAATCCACAATCGGAGGTGACGAGCAGTCCATCATTGCTTTCTCCAATGCCATGGCGGCGGCAGGGCTTGGGGACTACACCGGAAGAACCTGGAAGGCAAAACTGGCTCAAAATCAGATTGACAGCCGAATCTGACGAACGAGGTGAAACAGAGTGACGCTGGATGAATTGATGGAAAAAATGGCGGGACAGCGCCGTACCAATGTGACACAAGCAACCAAAGAAGCTTTTGACGCAGACAAGGCTTATCGGGAATACAAGCAGAAGCAGAAAGAGCAGAAAGAGCGGCAGGCGGCAAATGAGAAAGCGATGCGCAACGCCGAGGCAGAGCAAAGACGAAAAAACCTGCAGCAGGAGCAATACTCAAAATACGGATTGATTGCATCTCCGACAAGAAAAGCGTCCGGAATAAAATATATCGATTCAGTGAATGCAGAAAACAATTCTGAGATCGATACGTCAATTTTGGACGCCTCTATACCTCAAAATCTTTTGCCGGGAAGCGAACGGAACCTGAGCAGTGATGAAAAGCTGCGCCTGGAATATAACAGCGCGATATCACAGAGTAAGAATAGAGGAATGTCTAACGAGGACATTCTAAAAACTCTCGGCGATTTTGAGCAATACAAAGCACGGAAGGAATCGCCTGAAAACACCATATTGCCTGAGAACCTTTTGGATAGGGCCAAGGCAACCCGTAAATGGCTGGACGCGGTGGAGGAGAGTGAGGGGAAAAACCTTTCGTCGCTATTGATGAGCCTTAGTGCCTACGACGATCTAGCTATGGATGCGATGGGGGCGACGCAAGAACAAAAGAAAGCGGTTGCAGCCTTAAACAGCGTAAAAGGGCAGGCGGGAATCGAAGGGGCCGTGCAGGGATTTCGTCTCAACATGCCGCTGGTGAGCCTGTTCGACGACTTCTCATCTTCCAGCGCCGCACGCAACAGGGCCATGGACGCCATGAGCGAATGGGGTGTTCCTGTCTATCAGAACACCCCCCGTTCGATAATGAGCAAGGAAAAAAACGAACCACTGACCGCAAACGAAATCAACGAAATTATTGCGTCAGGGAACACCAGGGCCATAGCCGCCATGCAGCTTGCCGGGCTGGATTTAAGCCAGGGCAGCCGGGACATGGAATTGATGGGAGCGGCCGGGATTGGCAACACTGTGGGCAATGTCGCCGCAGAGATTGCAGAATATGCCATCTTGTCCGCATTCACCGCCCCGGCGGCCGAGGCCAGCGTTGCATCCAAGGTGACATCATCTCTTTCCAAAGGTGCGAAATTTTTTGCGAATCACCCCAAACTGACAGCCTATCTCGGAAAAGCAGCGGGGGATTTTGTGACGGACAACACGCTCGACACCGCGCTGAGTGTTTCCGGAGACCTGATGCGCGGTGAGGATGCGCAAACCATTGCTACTAACGCCTTGCTCAACACAGCTATAAACGCGGCTGGGTCATTGATTATGCCCATCATTCCTGCTTTAAGCAGAAATGGACGCTCGGCATTGCAGGAAAGCTACGACGCTGCTACCGGAGCGGTAAAAAGAAGCACAACCAGTTTGTCAGAAGCTCTGTCCGGTTCGACTAGAGAGGCAGCCGCGGAGAACCTGTCTGGTACCGGCAATATAGCGAATCGAATCATCGAAGCCGCTGACCGTGTCGATGATATCCCGGATGAACTCAAAAGCCTATACAGCGATAGCGTTCGCCGTCAAGTCGACGATTTGGGAGGCATGGCGGAGTTCAACGACGCTCTGATCGACTCCATTGACTACGAAGCTCGGGTGGAAGCCGCTTACCGAAACGTAATCGAAACCATCAACACACGGGTGCGCAATCAGTACGGAGACGAGGCAGCCGACCAGATCATGTCGGAGATGGGCGACGCACTGCAAAGCGAAGCGGCATTTTCTGATTATTTGGTACGGCTCTACGGCGATGGCGGTGTATTTGACGAAAAAAGCGCTCAGGACTATTTCAATAGCACTGCCAGCAATATCAAGGATAAGGAGAGTTATCAAAAATGGCTTGACAGCATAGAGGATTCCCGCTGGGTGTCGTCTTATGAGGTGAACAGCTCGGATGGATACATGGATTATGTTGACAACAAGCTCTATTCCGTTTTCAAGAATGATCCTTCCATGGCCGCGGTTGTCGACCTGTCTCAGAGCGAACCGAAAATCAAACACCAGTTTGTCAACAGCGTCATCCTCGCCGCCGATGAGGTTACCGATCTACCACAGGGCGTCGGTGCAGCCGAAGAAGGCTTTACCAGGTCGATGAAGAAAGCAGATGTCGACGCGATTCGAGAGGCGGAGAATCCCATTGAGAAAGTAGCCGAATCCATTGGAGCGGAATCGGCCATTGTCAACGCGTCACGCAGCGTATCCGATGCCCCTCTCGACGCCACGGTTACCATCGGCGAGGGGGACTTTGCCAAAACTATGACCGGGCGGGAGTACGTTGACCGCATCAAAAACAGCCCCTTTATGCCAAGAGACCCCCAGGCTATGAACGCTCACATGGAAGCGATCAATCGGGATATTGCTCGAGCTACCCTTATGCAGGACAACGAGAGCCTGACCATATCTCTGCTTCAATTACAGGCGGCAAAAGAAGTGGCTCTAACGATGGATTACGACGAGTATTTAAAGGCCAATGGGAATCTGAGCAGTTTTATACAAAGCATACTGGGCACAAGCGATGTGCAAAGCACACCCGAGCTACTGGATGCGGTGAGCGGGCTGGAGCCTCGATATCTGCCGCGGCAACGCGCCGAACAAATAGAGGCAGCCCAAAAAATGCTTTCCAAAAGCAACGGAGCGGCCTCTTTGTATGATCGGCTCTACGATCAGGACACCATTCTGACCGACAACGACGTAATCGCCGCAAAGCTGATGGCCGACCGACTACGTGCCGACGGCCAGTACGACGAGGCGGCTAAAATCTATGAACTGATTCAGCAAAAAGCCCGCGCGAGCGGCCGTGCTGTCGAAGCGCTGAAATTCTTTCAAGACACGCCGGAAATGATGGTGTACAAGGCCCGCAAAATAGTAGAACAGGCCGCTGGGAAAAAAGTAACCGCGGCTTTGGACGATCTGTCAAAGGCTGCTCACCAAGCAGACAACGCAGCTGTGAAAGAAAAGGTTGAGAGTGTTGCTAATCAGATCGACCGCGAGGTAAATGCGATCTATCAGGCGCAGGACAAGGCCATCAAAGAGGTTGCGAATGATATTGACAATGCAGTAAACCGCTCGCAAAACAGTGCCCGCGCTTTGTTAAACCGCATCACAGCGGCGGCAAAAAAATCGGGGAATACAAGCCGGATGACTAGAGACGACATTCTGACCACTCGAATGGTGAACGACCTGTTTTCCATCGCGAGGAAAAGCACCGACCCGGAGATCGCTTCCCGAGTAGCACAAATGGATCGATGGGAATTTGCGCGCGCCGCGCTCGATGACCGGCATACCTACCGCAGTGTTTGGAACGAAGCCCGCGCTCTGGCTCAACAACAATATGCCAATGATCCCGAAATGTTGCGGACGCTCGAAACATGGACGAGGCAATGGCTCGATGAGACCGATGCGCTCGACCAAACGGTTGCTCCCCTGCTGACGCAGGCGCTGAAAGAGCAGGGGTTCAAGCTCTCTGACTTTATCGATCCGAATCTTAGCGGTGACAAAATACGTGTTTTTGCGCAAGGAGTCGTCGATAAGCTGGGGCTGGTGGGCGCTGATGCGGATAATGTTACCGAGTATATTATTCGAAAAGTGCAATCCCGTCTCGATCAGCCCATGCAAAATTTACGCTCTGCCCTAGAAAACGGCGACGTTACCGATCAAACCCTGAACCGGGTTATTTCCGACGCGCTGCTTGCTCGGGGTACGACCATGCGACGGATCATGGAAGAATACTATGCAGGCGACCAGGCAGGCGATCTGGTAGAGTACATCGTCAAACAAAGCGGTTTGAGCGGCGACAACGCGAACCGATTGCGCGAAATGCTCCGGGAAAGAATCTATTCCAACATGGAATCCATTCGCGCGAAAGAGATGGAAAAGCTGTTCAAAAGCAGCAAATCTGTAAATACAATCAAGAGTCGAAACGGCACAACAAATTTGTTCCGCAAGAAAAGCACCAGCGCTGAGAAAACCATCAACCTGGTATTGGCCGGAGGAAAAGACGCCGACTACCGCAGAGCAATAGCAAGCGTTTATAATGTACCGGATCTAACCGAAGACCAGGCGACACGCATTATGGAACACGCTCAAAAGCTACAGGGCCTTGACCGAAATTCAGAACAGTATAACCGGCTATTTAATGAAATTCTTTCCATTGCGTCGGAGGGGACGTATATGGATGGTGCGGATGCGTTTGCCGCTTGGATGAAAACCATGATGCTGTCCAACCCCCAAACCCACATTACAAATATTGTCGGTAACGCGGCGGGAGTGGGAGTTCAGCGGATTAACAACGCTTACGGTGTATTGGCTGAAAGGCTGCTGCGGGTTTCTCCCGACCAGAGCACGCACCGTATTGGATGGGCCATGGGAGAAGCTGGAAAGGCCAGAGAAGCTGCCATAGAAAAATCGTGGGACGATGTCGCCCAATTTGAGTACAGCAAAACCGGGCGTTGGATCGACCCGCGCAAAACTACAAACGGAAGGTATGACAGGATATTTAGGGGCTCCAACATTGCAACTCGTGGACTCAATAAATATAGCGGCACTATTTCCAATCTGCTTTCCAAAGAGGACATGGGGTTTGCCAAACAATTTTACCGCCAAGCGGCCGGTTCCATGATGGCAGCGCAGGGCGTCGAGACTGTGACCAAAGAGATTCAAGAGCGGGCTTTAAATGAAGCCATGTTTTATACCTTCCATAATAGCAATGCGCTGAGCAAGCTGCTAAACCAGGCAAAACGCATTCCGGGGGCCGGAAAGATACTCGATTTGACGATGCTTCCATTCGTTGGCACAACCGTCGATATTTTCAAACAAAGCGTCGTAGACTATAACCCTGTTGTGGCGGCCATACGAACCGCAAAAAAAATGAGGGGCGGCAACATTGTCGATGCAGTGGACATTGCGGCCAAAGGATTGACCGGCTTATCGGCCTACATTTTAGGCGGAATCCTGTTTTCTATGGGTGTTATCAAGCTCAACGACGCTTCAAGTGCAGGGGCCGCTTTGGATAGAGCGTCGCGGGAGGATGACTTCTCAATACAGATCGGCCCGGTCAGCATGCATGTGGGCAATCTGCAGCCTTATATGATACCAGTCATGCAGGGGGCAGCCATTGCCCAAGCCGCTCAAGACATTTCGTCAGAATCGGATGAGGATAATAAATGGCCTACCATATTACAAAACACTCTGTCGAGTTGGGCGGGCGTCGCTATGGACAATTCTATGTGGTCGTCCGTTGAAAATATCCTTATCAGTCGTGATGGCAGTGTTCAGGCTGGCGATGTTGCCGGACGAATGGTCGAAAACTTTGCCGGGTCTCTGGTTCCGGCTGGGTTAGGTGCAATCGCTAACTCTGCGGACAATACCGTGCGGGCTTCTAGTGGAGAAACTTTTGTAGAAAATGGGCTTAATCGATTTTTATCTAGGCTGCCGGGTTATACCTACACCAAAGAAGCACTGATCGATATGTGGGGTAATGAAGTGGTTGACACAGGTGTGAGCGGAATCGGCGGTACTGTACTAGACGCTCTCAACGCGATGGTGAATCCGCTCGACATCAATGTTGATCCCTACGCTGATGATGCATTGACTAACGAGGTTGAGAGATTGTATGAGCTAGGGTTTTCCCGGGCCGTGCCCAGTACACCGGACGACACGCTTGATTTTGATGGAAAGACATACACAATGACGGACGCCGAGTATGCCGATATGTGCCGGGAAATTGGGCAGCTAAGATATACCCGTGCTAATAATCTCATCGGCACGTCAATGTTTCAAGCACGGGACGACGAAAAGAAAGCGGACGCTTTAGCTAGGATTTATTCGACTGCGTCCACAGAAGTGCGCGACCGATGGAAAGCAAAACTCGCAAAAAATCTGGACAAGGAATAGAAAAAGCAGCGACGTAATAATGTCGCTGCTTTTTTATTATCTGCCGCAAAAATGGTTATTGAATCATCCACCAAAAGCGTTCCATATTATAACTACTGTATGTATGGTCGTTATTAATTAGAACGGTGCTTTCCAGTCCCAAATCTCCTAACACGCGCAGGTAAATATCAACGTTTCCCTCTTTATCCACTTCGATTTTCTGAATAATACGTTTAAGCTGGGCGTTCGTCATCTGCCGCACATCAGCGATATCCTCAATCTCTTTAAAAGTGGTATTGAGAATACTCTCAAGCTGGTCTCCTTTTGTGATGTGAAAGGACACCAGTTTCAGCTCGTTTTCCAAACGCTCAATTTCTTTGCGCATCCCGCCGATCTTGTCGTTCAGTTCTTCTCGGCTGATGAGGTCGTCGGCATACATATCCATATACTTCTGGCGGGATTTTCGTAACTTTATCAGCTGGTTGGAGAGTTCCTTTTCATATTCCAGATTTTCATCTTTCGCTTTATATGCCCTTTGAAATTCCGTCACCACATACTGAATGACTCTTTTCTTATTCTGAAGGATATCCGCAAAATATCCCTGCAAGACGTCAATCAGTTCGTCCTCATCCACCGCAACGGCATTCGGGCAGCTATCGGCTCCGCGCCCATTATGACCGGAACACACCCATCGGATATACGTGTTTTTATAGGTACGCAGGGTGCGGCGGAAAGACCATCCACATTCTTTGCATTTAATGAGGGTCGAAAACAGATATTTATTGCTTTGGCGTTCCTTATCCACTTTAAAGGCCCTGCCGCGGGATTTCATAATCCTCTGCGCCGCCTCAAAAGTCTCTGGATCAATAATCTGCATTTGTGGCCGATCTACAACATTCCATTCGGATTCTCCCCGTTCGGCTCTCTGACCCGTCAGAAAATCCTTTACCTCCTGTTTTCCATTGACTACTTTCCCGGTATACAACTCGTTGGTGAGAATCCGGCATACTGCCGTCTGACTCCACGCGCAGTTCCGTTTGGTTTTGAGGCCGCGATCATTGAGAAAGGTAGAAATTTTGGATGTTCCGTATCCGTCCTTTATGTACCACTGAAAAATTTGACGGACGACCGCTGCCTCCTCTTGATTGATGGTAAGATGGAAGTAGTCCCCGATGGTTTTGTCATAACCGTATACGATGTTGGGAACCCGACCCTTTTCCGCGTTCAGTTTCTTTCCGAATTTTATGCGTTTGGAAGTGTTGGCGCTTTCCTCCTGTGCCAGTGCGCCGAAAATCGTCAGGATAAATTCACTGTTTCCCATGCTTGTCATGTTAGCAGTAAGGAACTGCGTCTCAATACCCATTGATTTTAATTTGCGGACATTCTGTAAGAGATCAACGGTATTTCGGGCAAAGCGGGAAATGTCTTTTACGACGACCATATCAAAAAGGCCATGCTCTGCATCGGCCATCATGCGCAAAAACTCTTTGCGGTTTTTGATTTTCGTCCCGGAAATGCCCTCATCCGCATAAAGGCGCACAAGATTATCCCCAGTGCGTTTGGTATATTCGGAGAAGAATTCTTTCTGCGCTTCCAAGCTATTGAGCTGATCCTCTTTGTCGGTGGAAACACGGCAATAAGCAGCAATATTCACAACAACACCTCTCTGTTACAATGGATTAGCTATGTTACGTTTTATTACGCATTATACCACAGCTATTATGTAAATGCAATAAAAAAACAAGGGGCATTTTTGCACACTGCAAATGTCCCTTGTTTTTTATGATTCGTGATGTTACTTACTTGAGCCGCGGGGAGTGTCAACATTATTCACTGATTTCATGCTGCTCATTGTCCTGCGCTTGTCTTGCAGCGGTCTGAATGGCTTGCTCTGCCTTTCCCATGTTTGCTTCAACAAACACCCTTAGTATGTACTCAACGGTGACTGCTTCTGAATTTGGATTATGAAAGCGATAATTCAGCTTATGAATTTTACCCACGATGTTCCCCCGCTTTTAACAATCTATTCCATACTATGAGTGCAGCGACGGCAATATACCATCAATAGCTGTCCTCTATGGTGAAACTGGTGTTCTCCACAATCTCAGGAGACTCCTTTTCCACTGTAAAATGAAACATGTTTTCGTTAGAGCAAAAAGCCGCGCTTTGGACAAGAACGGAAAAATAAGATTTTTTCTTCCCCGTTTCGGTGGTTAAAATGTTGTTCTGGCATCTGCCGTTTACGACAATCCACATACCTTGGCAAAAATTATCGGCAATAAACTCTGCCGTGCTTTCAAAAGCACAACACGGTATAATATCAGCGCCGTTACTCTTTCCGTGGAAATTCGGACGAGGGCATGTGATGGTAAAATGGCAGGTTGTAACTCCATTTTTGGATAATGATTTCGTTGGAGAAGCTGTGATCGTTCCGACAATGACTGCGGAATTTATCATAATTGTTTCTCCTTTCTCGTTTGATTGATTTTATCGGCTTTTTCTTTGTCGCGTAGATGCTGCTCCGTGGTCTTATAAAATCTGCATACATCTTGATATTTGCAGTAAATGTCTTCTAGAATTTTGCAATCTATAATTCCTTTTTCCTGACGAAACGCAAAGCAATCCGTCTTTATCATGGTATTCCTCCCAATTGCTGATTATGGCAACACTATTTCAGCACAATCCCTGCCTCTTGCTCGATGGTATCTTTTAAGTCCTTGATGGATATGCGGCCTGACGAAATGCTGTCTGACAGGTCTCCGATGTGTGCCCATAACCGGCGCAGACGTTGTATGCCGTATCCCTCTTTGTCCCGCATGACGGTGAGGAATATCGCCAGAGCGCATATAACAGCTTCATCCGACGCTTGACGCTTCGCCTTGTTCACATCCGCAATGGAAGCCGGACACTTTCTCGGATTGACTTTCTTTTTCGGCATCACACGCACACCTGCCTTTGTCTGCTCTCGTTAAGTTTTGCTCCAATTCAATGAGGAATGCTACATTGCAGGCAAGGTGCCATAAATGGGGTAAACCGCTTTCTTCGTCTACGCTGCTGGGATCGTCTAGATAAGCCAGCCAGTGACGATACAGGGCATCTCGGTACCGTTCCGGCTCGACCTTGCGCCAGTTTTCGGGATCGTGGTATTTTCTGCACCCGTATTCCCGCACAGAAGCTACGGCAGAAATCAGCTTGCTAGGCACCAGCGTTGGTCTAATCTTGCCTTTGTCGTGTTTGGCTTCCTGGCCGTTATTTACTTTGTTCGTCAAGGTCAATCCTCCTTTGGTGGTTCAGGTAATGGCATCCAGTGGGTGACGCACAATCTGCAAAATCCGGTTGACCTGCCGGGCTGTAGATTCCTGCTTGTTAGCGTGGTTCATTAGATTGCTCCTTATTCTCAATAAACCTTTTAAAATCATTTATACAATTTTGACATAAGTCACACTTTGTTTTAAGAAAAAGATACTTTATTTCAACCCTAATTCCTGTAAAACAGGATATTTTCGCTCTGCACCTGTCGCATATTCTCGCATTAGACATTACTTTCACGCCCCCTCAACGCTTTCTCGGCTTCTTGTTTGCACAAAAACTGGTTATCACTTTAATCCATTTCAATTTGTCCATCTATTTGTTCCGTCTGATCTTTAGCAATTCCGCAACGCGAGAAAATACGTTTTGCAGAATCAGAAACGATAGGATAATCAACATGTTTATTAAACATCCCGCATGCAGGCCATTTTTTTGCCCAATCACTTCGAGTGCTACAAGTAATACCGTATGCTTTGCATTTAAATATTTTTCTGTTTCCAGCATAATACGAAACAAAATTGCAACATTCAGCGCAAATATGAAGCTCCGAACACTCACCATAATATAAGCGCATTAACTCAACAGGTTTTTGTCTTATCATTCCTCACACCTCGGTTCAAAGTGGCTGCAATAGTCATCGTCTCCACATTCTGTTTCTGTGTGACTGCAAATATATACTCCGTCTTCATTTTCATATCGTCTTTCACAATCATCGCACCGTCCGACCGGTGGAGCTGGGCGGGTGTTCCATTCAGAAATAGCTGCTACCACATACGGCATAAACTTTTCCGTTTCTTCTTTGCACACATCAGACCACAAAGCATAGCAATTCCCCCATTTTGTGAGGCACGGATTCGGGTTTATAAGTGGCTTTGTAAGAATCGGTTTTCCTCGGCTTCTGCATTTGTTGCAAATCACCTGAACCCGATATACCAGATTTTTGTCCCCACGAATGTTTTGACCAATAAAGCGGGCATCCTTAAACGAAACCTTTGCATTTCCTTCGCAATGAGGGCACCTCAGCACAATCCCCCGCCGGGTACATTTCTCCTGCGCCTGCGGGTCTCCCAGCAGGGCACGGCGCTCAAGATCAGTCATGATTATCTCCTCTCATATCCGCCCCGCAGTTGGGGCAGAAGTTTGAACCAAAAAACCTTAGCGGATTTATTCGACTGTCCATGCCTAAGTTGTTATTCCTGCAACCGCATTTATTGCATACCCACGCGCCTAAACCAAAATCCATTCCATTTGGATCCCATTTCCACTGCCCATACACTACCGGCGCAGCATTAAAAGAGGGAATTTTCGAAACAATTGATTCAACATCATCCTTTATCCCTTCGTATCCCCATTCATTTTCGAGCATTTCAGAAACCATATTTATTACATCTGATTTTCTTATGTACTCACCCATGGTTAGCCCTCCTGTTTCATTTCCTCTCTCACCGGCTTCATGAAACAAAGCTAATGTGTATTATTGTTTTTTCCGCTCCTATTACCAAAAAGAGGGCGATAAGGCGCTAACGATAAAATTTCACGCAAAGGTATTTGCACCTCGCTCCACTTAAATATTAGAACTCCGTTTTGCTTTAAAACTCGAAAACACTCTTTAAACCCTTTGCGCAGCATTTCCCTCCAATCCCCTTTGAGACATCCATATTTTAACGCTGTCCAAGAAGTATCGCCCGCCCAAGTTAAATGAGGAGGATCGAATACCACTAAATAATAAGATTCGTTTTCAAAGGGCAAATCTGTAAAATTGCAAACCGTATCGGGGGAGATTTCTATATAACGATGCGGATAATATTCGTGATATGGCACTGTGCGTATATCACAGAATTCAACGTCATCGTTGTGTTTATCAAACCAAAACATTTTACTTCCGCAAGCTACATCAATAATACGCTTTTTGTTATTCATTTTTCCTCCCTCACTGTCTGCCTAAGCCAGTTCAATAAGCACTGGAAGCAATCGAGCGTATCGCTGTGATTGCATGGAATTTCATCAATCCCCATTTCGTTTGGGCACATCAACGCCGACGCCAGTTCCTGATCGCTCATTGCCCGGATTCGGTCTGCATTGGTCTTTGGTTCCTGATCTTCCACAAGTTCAAACTCCACCATTTCCAGGTCGTTTTTGTCTCCGGTAAACTGGTATGGATTCGGACAGCGGCAGGCGTTCTCGCAACGATATTTTTCCTCCCAAAACCTCCGCTTCGGGTTGGTGATGTTGTTTACCAGTTTCCCTGTCTTACGGTCTCGTACTGCGTATAGTTTCATTCTCATCCCTCCTTCCCGGCCCATTGTTCTGCCATGGCTTGAGCGATTCCACGAAAGGTTTTTGCCCGCCTCCTGGGGTCTCTGCTGGAATGCAGCGAATATCTGGTATAAATACTAGAATCTTTATTTGCACTTGTGCTCCCGACCCACAGTCCCTTGGGTTCCACGATACTTGTCGGTTTTAGTGGCGCAAGCCCTTTCAACCACAAGCATGTGCGTTTTCTCCATGGTTCGCCAAACATATATGGCTCAATTATCTGATCGTACTTCGGCAATCCAAAACATTTCATCATCACGGGATTTTCAACTGCAATTTTGGGGCAGTCCGCATGCAGAAACTCCAGAAAAAATTTTGCCGCGGCTTCTCCTTTCCTGTATCGTGCCATGTCTTTTATGGAGCCGTCACTGGCAAACAGTCTGACTGCCCCAGCCGCTGTCAAGTATGTACATGGCGGAAAAGCCAATATCATGTCCCACTTCATTTTCAGCATTTCCAGAGCGTCAACTTGTATATGCCATTCCGGGTGTCCTCCCGAGCAGGGTTCCAGATCGCAGCTGTATGCCTCATGGCCAAGCTTTCTCATTTCTACTGTCACCGCCTGAGATTCCTCGCACGCGACCAGTATTCTCATTGTTTACCCCTCCTTACTCAGCGCCCACCCGGCCACAGCAGCGTACATCAGGCTCACAGCCAGCAGATACGGATTCAGCCTCCACAGCCCGCATATCCCCAACATCAGTGAGCATAGCATCAACACTAGATAGGTGATGTACCTCATTTACGGTTCCTCCTTCGGGGCAGTCAAACTCTGCCCGCACAAAGGGCATCGATCGGGCAACGATAGCTAATCATCTGCAACGAATTCACAGCAATAAGGGCATAAAAGCACGGTATGTAAGCCCTCGTTGATCTGATATTGCTCCACAGGAATCGCCGCAGGTTTTTTAAGTCTTGTCCTACGCATGTTCTTGCCTCCTTGCTGCATTCCTCTCATTCCACGACGTGTATCCCGCCGGTGCGTGGATTTTACCCTCGGCTTCTGCGCGATTTTTGGCTTCTCTTTGGCCATATGTTGTTCCCTGTTGTATGGCTTTGGTGTTTTGCCAGACAATCGCCTTTTCGCTGTCCGATAGGCTCATGTTGCAGCCTCCTTTATTCCGGGGTCATTGCTCAAGTCGATGATATCTTGTACGATGCTTGGAAGATCGGAAAGCTTAAATCCTTTAGTTCCATTTGCCGGTTCAATGGACACGTTTCCATGCTCAGAATCGATGCGAAAGCGGCAGGATTTCCCCTGTAACACCTGAACTAACGGCCGCAGGCGGCGAGTGCAAGTAATCGGCGGGGCGGTTCGCTCTGATTCCTGCGCGGCAGCTTTTGTCCGGCGGTTTGCCCTGATCCCGTCTGGTTGCTTGCCGAGTATGTTATATATTGTCGTCACACTGCATCCAATGGATTGCGCGATATCCCGGTTAGCCATGCCATCTTCTCGCATTTTTATCATCGTTGTTTTGTCTATGTCTTTGAGTACGCTTCGTTTTGGGTGGTTTTCCAGGTTCATGTAATCTTACTCTCCTTTAGCACAACGGCGAGATAATCCAGCGGGGAATGGGATCGGGAAATAGTGGTCATCGCTTGCACCGGGATAAAGTTAAAGCCTCGTTTTCCCTTGTTGTTAGTCCATCGATCCCAATATTCCAGCACAGTATTTCCGGGAATGATGCAATAAGCGCTGATCGGCTTGATATGGCATAGGATGAAAGAAATCTCTCCAAGTTCCAGCGCCAGACGGATGTAATCGATCTGATGCCGCTTAATATACCGAAGGGGCAGGCCCCTTTCGTCCTCGCTTTCCTTAGCGTCAAAGCTGACAGGAATTGCACCATTTACCGTGCCTCGGAAATCCAGAGTGGATTTTTCCAGCGGGAAAGCCGACACAATGCTTTTCCCTTTTCGGATCACCTGCCATGGTGTGCTGATTTTCTGGATGTTTGCGATATGTTTTGACCGGTATATCTGGTTTTGGTATTCGATCAGTTCCTCCAATGCCCGGCCTTTGTTTGCCTGCGTCGGGTTGTATGTTCTGTTCATACCGCGTACCTCATGTTGCGGTCTGCCGAGCGGGAGATTCCAACCACAAATCGATCCTTTCCGCACCGTTCCAGGATGCGGGATGCAAGCCCGCTGTCAAACGCGTTGATCTCTCTTAGCAGGTGCTCGCTGGAAAAGATGGTGATGGATTGGCGTAAGTTATATCGGGCGTTAATCAGTTCAAACGCCCTGCGGACTTCCGCGCCGGTGGGAGCGGGAGCACCCAGAGTAGCGGCACGCTGGTACTCTCCGTTTTCAATCTTTAGAAAATCGTCGATGTAGAGCACCGGCACGCGGGCAAGCTCGTTCATGCGTTTGTTGTATTCCTGATCGTTTGTGCGGGAACGCAGATATTGATCTTCGGTACGCCAAATCACATACTTGGCGCGAATCCCTCGGCGCAGCAGCTCACCGGTGGCGGCGGCGCAAAGATGCGTCTTTCCCGAGCCAACCTGCCCGCCGAGATAGAGCCAGTTCCCATCGGGGCTGGACAGAAAATCCTGGACGGTTTGCAAGGCCGAACGCTGCCACGGTAAATCGGCGCGGTAGGTATCCATGGTGCAGCGTTCCAGCATGTCTCCAAGCCCGCTGTTCTGGGCGTTTTTCTTAGCCTCACGTATCGCTTTGCATTTGCAGTAAACCGCGACAATGCTTCCGGTATCGGGAGACAGGCGATAGTTCACACCCTTGTTTTTGCAGACCGGGCAGTCGTATCCGGTCAACGTACCTTCCCCGGCGTTCATGGCGTCACAAAGGCGCTGGTTCGGGTTTTCCGGCTCGTCAGATGTCGCCCGTGTCGGGGAATCCCGACGTACTTCGTCCACAATCAGGCTGTCCTGAATCGGCTGCATTTCGTCGTTGCGGTTCATACGTTGCTCCTTTCTTCAGCCGATCCCATGCCACGCCCTGCCAGTTGTTCGACATGGAATATTCCATCACGTCGATCACCGCCTGCTCTGGATATTTCGCGAGCTGAGAGCGAACACGGGATACAAACATATCCCATCCGGTGGGCTTGTAGTTTTCCCGGCGCTCGGATTTGTAGGCGATCCATTTTGTCAAGGCGTCCTGTATATCTGAGCTGAGATCACTCGGAACCGGCAGGCTCGGACTTTTCTTTTGGACACCGTTAGGTGTCTTTTCTTTTTCCTCTTTCTCCTTCTCCTTCTCCTTTTCCTTCTCCTTGGCAGGTTCGGCAGCCTTTCGCATGCCGCCGCATGCGGCCGCATACCGTCGCATGGCATTTTCTTGGCTTTGTTTGCACTTTTGGTCATACGCATCTCTATCCCTATCTATCTGCTCTCGAATCGTCGGAAATAGGAATCTCTCGCTCCCACGAAGCTCCGGCTCTTCGCCCGTCATGCTGTAAATTAGGCATGCCGTGAAAAGTCGCCCGCGTTCCGCGTCGCTGAGTGGCTCTATTGACTTTAGATAGCTGTGATAGGCATGAAAATACTCTCGTGACATAGCTCCTCCTAGAAAGGCAAGTCGTTGTCGGCATCAGGATCGTAGTCCCTAATCTCCCCCTGCTGTCCATACGCCGGTTCTGTGTGGTTGTCCCGGGCAACCGGAGATGACTCGGCAGGCGGCGTATTCTGGGAAGCTCCTGATCCGGCTACACTGACCCAATCGCATATCAGGTCGGAATAGGTCTTTCCGTTATATTCCCTGGATTCAACGCGTCCAATACAAAGGACGCTATCCCCTTTTTGGATGCCGGATATCTTATCTGCCAAACGTCCAAAAGCTTTGCAATTGGCAAATATGGTGGTTGTATCCTTACGTTTTCCCACTGCAAGCGAAAACTGGGTAATATGGATGTTTTTCTCTCCGCGGATAAACGTTTCCGCTCCCTTGGTGCAAGTCCCCTGTACGATACAGGTGTTATCTGAAAGCTTAGCCTGCATTGTTATCTCCCATCTCCTGTTCCAGCATTTCACAGATTGAATCGTAGTCTTTTTGCTTGATCTCCTTGGTCGATACAAAACCTTTGGCTTTGAGCCAATTCCTGCATTTCTCCGTGGTCATACCAACGCTCGATGCAATGGCAAAAATTCTTTGACGTTGTTTCGCGGTTATATCGTCCTCCGGCTGTGCCTTGGTGATGGTCTTTGATCCTTCCATGAAGTCATCGTTCTCCATATCCTGCGTGAAAATATTGGACAGCCGTGCCATTTTGATAACAGCGTCTAAAAGCGAACGTTTCTCGGCTATCTTCAGCTTTGTGTTTGCCACATCGAAACCGCTTGCATTCCCCACATTTGCCTCTCGAGTGTTGGCGCTGCCATAACCCTCTGACACCACAAATTCCTTTCCGTCAATGATTTTGACCAGGGAGCATTTAAACTGGTACATAAAAAATCCATTTTCCACATCCTCGATCCGATTCATTAATTTGTATCGGTCGAACACTCCGTAATTCCAGCGGATGGTTTCGGCTCCGGCCTTGTATAAGATAGGTTTTTTGAGTTTGGCGTTAGGCTTGCCGAAATCAACATCCCTTTTTAGGGTGAAGCTGGCTCCATTGAACAGGGACAGCACATAATTTCCGCGAAACTCTTTTACGTCGGCTGGAAGGCTTCGTCCTTCGATAATCGCCAGTTGGTTGTTATTTTCCATAGATGGCTCTCCTTTCGCGATATAAGTCAAACAGACAGTGAAAAATATTAGAATCTTGTGCCGGGATTAGCTGATATTTCCCATCACGCCCGAGTTTGAGGCCGCACATTCTGTCAACTCTCTCCCGATGGGTATCTTCCCACAAATCACGGTATCCATTGAGCTGCGCCGTAAGCGTGGGCTTATCGACACGAGAACCCGTCTTTAAATCGACGATTGTCCGATACCCATCCAACATTCCTATCCGGTCAATCGTGCCGGCATAGCCCAATTTTGAGCTTCCCAGCGGCATTTCTACCGCATCCCAGCTCTTGATACGGTAGTCCCGCAAAAAATCAAGGTAGGCTTTTATGTATCCTGAGATATCGGGTGTGATTTCCACTTCATCCGCGTTCCCGATAAGATCGATCTCGGCACAAATATCGTGTACTCGTGTCCCGCGTTCGGCTGCTGCATCCCGCAGCCAAGGCTTAGCATTTTCGCAAATATCCACCGAAAGCGGACGGCAGATTTGGGTCACGCTGGGCAGCTCCACCCCGTCAAGCGTGTAAGTATGGTTCCCCTCGTCAAAAACCAGATGCATCATATAGCTCTGCCTCCTTATCCAGAAACCTTGCGGCGCATTCATCACATAAATCCATGCCGTAAATCTCAGTAGTTTTTGTCTGCTCACCGCACTCATCGCAGTAACACCGGACGACGTTTCGGTTGGGGCAGGAGCTTCCTAAACAGGGCATTCCGCATCCGACACACTCGTTTTCAACGCGGATCATGCGTATTTTCCTCCTTTGCGTTTTCAACAACGCTTGGGATGCCTAAAAACAGTTCAAATGCTTCCTGCATCCTGTGGTTGACATGGGATGAAGTTTTAGTTGACAAATCTCGCGACGGAGAATATACTTGACATGGTATATTTTGTTCTTTGCGTCTCTCAAAGTGGCCGCTTTGAGGGGCGCTATTTATTTGTGTGCGCATTTCTGTGCCTCCTTCCATTGCATGTGTTCAGCAATTTTACGTTCTATCCGACGCTGCTTGCGAAAGGCTTTCCAGTCCCTCCAAAAGCTCTTTACCCACGGCCGGACATATTCCCACAGCAACCATGCCAATGGGATCAGAACTGCAATATACAGAACCAGTAGGTACACCATTGCTTCTAGAAAATCCATTTTAGTCACCCTCCAGACGCGGAATCTCGCCTACCCGATGAAAGGTGTTTGCGAAATCATACAACAATTTTTGAATATGTACGACTTCATCGTCATCACAAACCAGACTGCAAAAATGGTATGCGATTTGAGCGGCAATCCTGCGGTCAACGATTACCCCCAGCGATCCGCACCACAGCGGCAGGCATGAAAAATCCAAGTCAGCACCGTGCAGGTTAGCATCGCGCAGGTTAGCATCGCGCAGGTCAGCATAGCGCAGGTCAGCGCGTTCGCCTCCAATTTCGACATTAAGCCATTTTGGGTGTTTATCCAGTATTTCCCCAATTTCAGATTTTAGCATTGATTTTTCTCTCCTTCGTCATTTATACAAGTGCGTTTCTTTGTCCCGTTCGGCCGCCTCCATCCACCTCGCGCAGCATGCGTCGTACTCTGCACAGGCTTGGATTTCGTTTGGGTATATCGTCCGGTATTTCAAGCAGCCGAAATAATACACCTCCACCTCAAAGCCTCTTTCGCTATGCACCAGCTTGATTTGGCTGCTGCCGATACGCCTGTCATTCAGCGGTTTGATGGGTAATCACTCCCGATCTGTATGCGCCTTTTCAGCAAGCGCTTTCTGACGCGCCAACCGACGCCGCTGGTTGATCGCTTCTTTGTGGCGCATCCAATAACGCCGGTTGGCCTCTCTTTTCTGCTCTTGTCGCTTGTCCTCGCTGCGCAATGCCTTCATCTCTTGTCTTGTAAAGAAAATCATGTATTCACCTCGGCAGCGGCCAAAGCCGGTCAAGCTGTAGCGGTAATGTCTCCGCCTTTAAAGCGGATCAACGCCTCAACATTAATGTAAAAATACGAACGGCGGGAACCTTCCTTTTTTATCACGTATCCAAAAGGGCATGTTCCGCTCTTGATCCAGGATCGGACGGTCTCTGGGCTGATGTTACCGAGATAATTGCTGACGTCTTCGGGGTTGATACTTTTGACCTTGTCCACCTTACGAAGATATTCCTCATTAACCGTTTTTTGCATAAGCATTTCCTTTCTTTACTTTGTGTTGTACGTGTGATATTATGTCGATAATAGGAGTAGTGTTGCCCGTGCGGTTATCATTGCCCTGGCCGCATTTATGTTGACCCACCAACTTCAAAGACAATTGCCCTCGCAGACTACTTCGACGTATCTCTGGACTACCTCGTAGGCCGCTCAGATGACCCGAAAAGACATTGATTAGGGTTGTCCCTGATCGCCTGTCGGAGCCGCGAGGGCTGTGCGCACAGCCCAAGCAGCGCCGTTGGGGGGTGACCCCACATCCTACTTACTAGGAGGTGGTTTCTCATGAAAAAGCTAACTAGCTTTCTTATGAGACGCTCCCGCTCCGCACCCGGTTCATCATACTAGGGACGTCGTGGCGAGTGTTGCATCCACTACACGACTGTTCGGCCTGACAAAAGGAAGCGTTGCGACTTCCTCCCTTTGGGACTCACCATGTTCCAAAAGGGTGTGGCGGAATGCGGGAAGTGATGCATGCGACGGGCGGTGTTCGCAACCACCGCTCGTCAAAGCAGGGTAGCTCTCGCAGCCCCGACAGACGATCAGAGCGTCCGGCTTCTTCCCGAAACCGTGAAAATGGTTTCGCGGGAGTGATCCCGCATCCTTTGCTATTTGAAGGAGGTGGTTCTTATGAAGAAGCTTAACAGCTTTCTCATGAGAGACTCCCGCTCCGCAGGCAGATCATCATTCTGAGATTCATGGCGTGTGGCGCACCCACTACATGAGTTATCGGCTGAAAAAATGGTCGCTTAACTACCATCCTGGAGGTTTTCTCACCATGAAAGCCAAAGGGACGGTCGACTGCGGGAAGCGGTGTGTGCGGCGGGCGGGTTTTATAAAGTTAAGCAACCCGCCCGCCAAAGATGGAAAACGCATTTTCACGGCTCCGGAAAGAAGCCGGGCATCACATTCTTAAACGCACGCGAGTAAGAAATTCACCTTATCATCTCCCTTTACTTTTTGTTTCCTCTGCGATATAGTGTGGTTGTTCGTCGTTGTGGGTTTAATGCTGTTGGGAGGATCGGTTTTATGGAACTTGCCTCTAAGGACCAATGTGCCATGATAGAGCGCATGAAGTTGGGAGTAATTTGGTCTGAGTTAACGCCTGACGAGCAAAAAACAGCGCGTAGTTTGTCGGAAGGTAAACTTTGCGACATCCGTAAAGAAAACGGAGAATGGGTCTATTATGCGAACGACCGAGGAAAGGCCTTACTGGAAATGCGAAAAAAAGAACAGCGCTGGAGATTGATTCAACTTGGTTTTACAATTCTAACGGCTTTTATTGCCTTGGTTGCCCTGATAAAATCTTTCTTTTAGTGATGACTTACATACCATTGGAACCACGCTTCTTCGCTTTCTCCAAGCACGAACTTCCACCAGCACCGGCTAGTATTTGCTTCTCCAATGATGCTCTCGATTCTTTCCGAGGGAATTCTGACAAAATCGCTTTTTGTCGGCACCTTTTTTTGCCACCATCTCTTCAACTGATAGTTTGGCATTTCGTCGAACCCTTCCGGCTTCTGGCCGACAAGATCGTCCCACTCAAAGTTGATCAATCTGCAATATGCCAGACCAAGCCGGTCGATCTTATTCAATGTGGATTCGTCAACCTTTGGCTTGTATTTGCTTGGATCATGCATTGTATTTAGCGCCTCGTTTCTGCAGAAATAAGCTCCCGCAATGCGTCGGCATATTCCTCGTCGATTGGTTCGTAAAACCCGACCGCTTCTTCTAACTCCTTCAGTTCTTCCTCTGTGAACACATCATCTGTCCCCACCTTTACTTTTTCCGTTCTTTGTGTTATGGTGCTGTAATTTTGCAAGGCGATGGATTCACAAAAAGCTGTCCGTGAACATCACTGTGAAAATCGTACCCAAGGACAAACAAGCCGCCAATATGACCCAGTTTATGACGATGGTAGCCACTGCCTCCCTGTCTTTATCCAAAACAAAGCCAATAATGCCAAGAATACACGGGATAGTTCCCACTACTAGCGGAACTAGATTTCCTAATAACGCCGGCATTATGATTTTCCACATTTTCTCTCATCCTTTACACTCTCATTCTTATGTGATATCATGCCGTTGTTGATTGTTGTGGGTTTATTATAATTGCTCATTTGAGAATTGTCAATGATATAATTGCTTTTTTGAGAAGTTTTGGAGCAGTGCATAAATTTTCCGTGCTATTTTGAGCAATATTACGAAATGAGGATTAACATCATGTTCGTTGAACAAATCGAAATTTTACTAAAAAGCAAAAATATCAGTAAGAAAAAATTCCTTAGTGATTTAGGGCTTGCGGTACGGAGCTTTTCGAATTGGCGAGACAGAGGAACCATACCAAGCGGAAAAACCCTGCAAAGGATAGCCGATTATTTTGATGTTCCCGTGGACTATCTGCTCGGCAATACAGACGAAAAAAATCCCCCGGCAATGAGCCAGGGGGAT